AAAGCAGAAACAAGGCCAGTTAAACTTACAGTTGGGTTTCCAGACTGACCATTGCCGTTAGTAACAGCAATTCCAGCGCCGCTAGCAGCAAAAATACGATTAACTAATGTGCTGATACCAGTCTTGACTGGAAAACCGTTTCCAAGCGTGTTTAAGTTGGCCGCAGCACCATTTAAACTAATTTGATAGCTAGATTGCGCGCCGCCATCAGTAATAGTTAAATTTGCATCTGTTGTGAAATAACGACTGCTAGGCAATGCAGATTGAAGGCCAACCGTTAAAAATGGGTAATTTAATACAGGAGATGCTGAAATAGCACCTGTGGTTGTCTGTACCGTTTGACCATTCTGTACGATAGGTACTGATTCTGTACCTGTTAATGGTTGCGCTGCTGGTAGTTGTGTTATTTGTACATTTGCCATATTTTTATTCCGTATCAGGTGAAATTACAATGCTATCTAAGTTGCCATTGTTTTCAGGTGTCTGTGTGTTTTGTTCTGGCGATATTACATAATTTCCATATGCGCCAGTAATTAAATTGTTTTCACTTACGGCCACGCTTACGTCTGGACGCGGAAATCTAAGATTAATGCGCTCAGTTTTTCTTGCTGCTAAACGGTAAGGATCAAAATTATCCTTACATCCTTGGCTGCACACGCGCAAGCCAGGGAAGTTTGGGTCTGATTGCAAGTCTGAAAATGCACGCTTCATTTTGCATCTATCGCACACGGCGATTGCAAGTGAAGCCATTCCAGTTGTGTCTAACCATTTAGGCATAATTACCTTGTGTATACGCTGATGTTAGGGGCGTAGTAAATAGGAGATCTATCTCTTTCCTCTTGTTCTGCTTGATCAAGCGCAACAGCTGCCATTTTTTCTAAATACTGAATTCTGTCAAGCTGAACCATTGGCAACTCCAAGCTCATTCTGTGAGCTAGGTTCATTACCACAGCCTCATACCAGCGTTGTGGTACTTCTAACTCATCCGTCAAAGCACCAACGTCCATAATTTGGCGAGAATACCATACGGTCATTTGCACAAACGGATTGTTTGGTGTTGGCCATAAGTAAATTGACGGTTGTGGAATTGTGCGATCAAACCAAAATTGATACGGCTGATTAGCAGTAAAGTTTTTGTTTGGCAAGTTAGTGTAATCATCACGATTTAAACGTGACATTTGAATCTCGCGGCTCATATTGCCAACGTAGAATTGACGCAACGCTAAAGTTGTGCCGTTAAACGCGCGAATGCGATAATAAGGAACGTTTTGACCTGGGTCAATGTCTTTCCAAATCCATTGGCGGTCTGTTACAGTAACATTTGTAGCTGTGTACAAATTGTTCCAAGTAATTCCGTCAAGAGACCACTCGTAGGCGTAAGACCAAATTGCTGTGCCACCACCAGAAACAAAAGGCATAATCCCAATAGAACCTGCATAAACATTATTATTGGTGCCGTAATACACCATAATATTGCCATTTGGGCTAGCTTGTTGGCAGTAATCATCAATATTGCTATTGTATACATTGGCAACAACTCCTCCAGCAGATGAAGTGTAGCTACCAGAAGGGCGCTCCATCGTGCGATAAAGCACGTTTAACGCATCATTTGAGCCCAGTGGTAACTCGTATATATATTGCTCAGGATTTAAGCCTATAACCTCTTTATTGATAGCCCAGTATTGGATACCAATATTGATTAGACTTGACAAGAAGAAGAATAATGAGCGACGAGAAGCCTCTAATTGCTCAGACGTTAATTCTTCAGCTAACTTTCCACAACGACGAGCGCCGTGGTCAATTAAGTCCTGAACCCTTACAACTGTTGTCCCAACTGTTCCCGAATAAGCCATACATTACCACCCCGAACATTTCCATCGTTTTAGTGAAGCTTTTGCACGAGGTGCATCGCCTTTTGAGTGCTCTACCACTCCACTCATTCTAGCACAAAAAGAGTCTTTTCTAGCGCCTCCTTGTGGTTGTGGAGCTTTTAAATTTGACCCAGTTTCACGATTATATTTTGCTCTGCCTTTAGCTGTTAATCCAGCACCTTTTTCCACTGACAACTTTTCCTTGCGGCCAACAGACAATGATGGGCCGCCAGATTTCATTGGCTTTGCGGTCTTTGCAGATTCTTTAAAATCTTGTTTTGTAGGAGCACCTTTAGAGCCAGCCTTACGCATATGCTCGCCACTGCCTTTTGCTATTCTTTCTTGCTTGGCGTGGATATTTGCATAAAGTCCATTCTTTTTGCTTGACATAATCAGTCCGAGTTCTTAATTAAATAACCGCCGCAATATGTATTTTGTAATGCACCAGCTCCGCCAGACCCTTTAAATTGAACTTCAAAGTCTGTTTTTTCTAAAACTTCATACGGAACAGTGTATGGGATTTGCAAGTTGTTTAAATAAGTTGTTTGATTTAAAACAGTAACAACGCCGCTTGGATGATGAACAAATCTTTGGCGAGTATTCATATATGCGCCAGATGTTGTTGTTGTATTACCATCTGCTTGATAATAATTGATAAACAGAGTATATCCAGATGGAACGGTATAAACGCTCATTTGAGTGTTTCCAATCCCTGCATTAACTTTAGCGATAACTGTAGACGTATGTGTAAATGTTACGTTACCAACCGCATTTCCTGCTGTTGTTTTTACGGAATTAACGCGCAAAAACAATTGTGTTGTAATAACAGGCGTTGTTCCATTTAATGCAACGCTTTCTGTAATTGGTTCAAAATTTGCATCCAAACCATTGATTAACATGGTTACCGCAGTGTCACCCACAGAAGAACTAGCAACAGATAATGTAGCTGCAGTTGATGGAAATGGATAATTACCACCAGAGCTAGTTAAGCCTTCCCACAAAGGGCCAAACGCAGTTGATCCAACAGCAGCACTATAACCAAACAAATCAAGATGATCGTGACCATCAATTTGACCGCGAGCTACTTGTAAATCAAATGGCTCAGACGCACCCTGCCTAGTAGCAGAAGAGTAAATACCCATAATATTTCCTTTAAATAAAGGAGGGAGCCGAAGCCCCCCGCCTCATTACTTCTTAATTTTTCCACCACATTTTTTAGCTGGTGAAACAGTACGACTAACAGTTCGTTCTGTATCAGTTACTGAGCCTTGACCTCTTAAAAAATCTTTTGACTTGTTGTAAAGACTTTTAAGTTTAGCAGGGATGTCAATTGAATCTAACATTCCTTCAGACGCTTTACGATCAGCATCTGACATTGCTCCTTCACCTTTTACGATGTTTTTTTGGCGACGCATTTCAGCAAGTTGCTCTCGCGGGCTTGCAAATGACTCATCAAAAGAAGGGCCACCATCAGCATACTTTTTTGCTTTTACTTTTCCACCCTTTTTAAAGGTACCAGAAAGCATGTTAATAGCTACAGGTGAAGATGGCTTCTTGTTTCCTTGTGGCATCTTTTGCGCACGACCTGAGTCGTCTACACTTCCGCCACTAGCGAACTTTTTTAAACCACCACCTTTTTTGTAGCCACCAGCATTACCAAGCTTTACATCGCCAGTAGAGCCACCGTCTTTAAAACCGCCTTGACCATTGACTACGCCGCCAGTTTTGTAACCGCCGCCATTGCCTTTGACCACACCGCCAGTTTTGTAAGCTTTACCGCCGCATGCCAAACCCTTGTGAGCTTTTGATGCCGCCTTGCCTTCATGAGATTTCAACTCAGACTCAACTTTGTTGATTTTTTTCATTTCAGCTTTATGTACATCTTTTGACTCAACTTCACCGCCTTTTTTACGCATAGGCATAGCCATTTCTGCAGCCATAGCTTTTTTAGCCATTTCTTTGCGAGAAGCTGGAGCAGACATTGCTTTACGACGTAAAGACAAAGCAGGACGCTTAGGGCCACGTGCTGGAGCATCAGCCATTGGAGCATCAACCATTGGTGATTGTGATGCTAAGGCGCCCAAAATGCCCCCGTCAGCTTTTTTTGCCATTGGCTTGTGGCCGTGGTCACCTTTTTCTGATTTTTTAGTGTCTTTGTGGCTTACTTTGCCACCTTTTTTAAGCTTTAACTCTACTGATGGTTCTGTGGTTTCCATCTTTACCATTGGTTTAAATTGACCCATGATTTTCCCCTATTATGGTGCTACTGCGAGTGGTGTAATAATTGCAGCCCAAGGAGCGTCAGGATTACCATTACCACCCCATTGAACTGCTGTAGCGTTGTCAATCTTAACGCCAGTGGTAGATAAGTTTACTCGTTGTGGAGTGCCACCTGAAGTAGCGCCAATTAATGTGTGCTCAATGCTGCCGTAGTTCAATACAGCACCTTTGATGCCGTTGAAGTATGGATCTGCGTTTGTAACACTGAATGCTTCACCGTTAATTGTTTGAACTAATGGTAAAACTAATTTGCATGTTGATGTTGGACCACCATCTGCTGGTGAAAGAATCAAAACGTTTGCGCCTGCATCAATACTAACTTCGCGGCTTGCGTTTAGACTTGTTTCGTAAATATAAGTGATAGGTGTAATAAAACCGTTATCCGAATTAATCGGACCTGACCAATTTGACATTGCCATGATATTTTCCTTCGCGTTGTAGCGCATTGCGTCTTATCATCTCTACAAAGTCCCTCTAGGCAGGGAGATAAGACAATTTTTGCCTAGTAATAAAAGGGAGCCAGTTTCCCAGCTCCCTGTGCGTTAATTAAACGCCTGGTGTACCGTAAGCAGCACGCCAGTCTGTCCAGCCTAAATCGTAACGCTCTGTTGCCTTGTAGCGCATAGAGTCAGTTTCGAAATCGCCTTCCATAGTTTTTTCCAACTTACGACGCATTAAAAGCTTCAAGCCTTCTGGTGCATCTGTTTGTACCCACCAAGCAGTTGATGAAGTCAAACGTGACAATACAGCCGCGCCTTCGTCCAATAGACCGATTGATTTGATTGGGTTAACGTCGTTGTTAGCTGTACCAGCACGCAATACAGATTTCAACAATACTTCAGCTTGGAATACGTTGCCAGGAGCAACAACCAATTGCTTAGGTACCAAACGGATCTTCTTACCGTTGTTGTCAACAGCTTGACGGATTTGGATAAGCATTTGTTCTAGTGAAGTTTGTGACAAGTTAGCTGCAGTAGTCAACAAGTTAGAAGCTGTACCGTTAACGATTGGATGAGCGTTAGAGTTCAATTGAACACCATCACCGCCAATGTAGTTGCTATTGAACGCGCGGTTCAATACGTTAGCTGCTAATGTTTCCTTAGTTTCAATCAATGATTGAGCTAAGTGACGTGCATACACTTGACCGATACGGATATGGTCGCCGTCTTCTACCAACACTTTAGTCAAAGCAAATGCTAGACCGTATACTGAGTATACATAGCGTTTTAAGAATAGAACACCACCTTGTTGGTACGTTACTGGTGTACCGTCAGGTAATTGTGGTGCTGCGCCGAAGCCATACAATACTGGTTCTTCGTGGTAGTTACGTGGGATACCTTCTTGTTCACGGAAAACACGTGACCATTCATCAGTACGTTGATCATAGACGCCGTCAAAGCATTCGTTGAGGATTGGCTCAACAATACTGCGGAAGTCCGTACTTCTCATTGGAGCTGCCATTTGTTAGTTCCTTTCCTTAGATAGCTACGGTTGGTGCAACGAACTGAGATTCAGCTACTGTTACACGAACGATTGGGTAAGCGTCACCCCAAGCATTGCCAGGGTATGGAGCGATATCAACGATACGCACTTGACCTTGAACACCAGTACCAACTAATGTAGCTGATACAGTTGCTTGTGATAGACCTGTGAATGTAGAGCCAGCTGTTAAGTTGCTGAAGTTAGCTTCGTTACCGATAGCTGTTTGAGCAACAACGCCGTCAGCTTGGATTTCGTAAACGATTTTTTCATCGTTGTAGAAATAAGCAATGCATGAACCAGTTTGGTAAGCTGTGTTAGCTGGCCAAAAGTTTGATACATGACGACGACCAGTTACATCAGTCCATTCTACACCAGCGAAAGCGCCAGAGAATGCTTCTGTACCTGTTACAGGAACGATTACACCAGCACCTTGTGAGTAGGTGATAGGTTGGCCTTTAAAAATGTTGCTTGCATAGCCTGATGCAATACCGTTAGCGAGCGCTTGAGCGCGGTCCAAACCAGATGGATGGAACGCTGGGCGCAAACCAAACGGAGCAGATGTTGTAGACATACTTTACTCCTAAATTTAATTTGAGTACCTAGCCAAAAACTGGCGCAGGTACAATATGTTCTAAGTTGCCAAGACCATCACCTTCAACTTGCCCAAGACTACGTCCTGAACTATCGCGTGCACCTTGAACATTTTCCGCGTTGACTTTGATTTTATTCGACTCATCAGCGGGAGCGTCGTGGTGGAAATGCGTCATAATATCTTGATAAACATCATCAGGAATCTTATAGAGCAACATTTCGTTACATGCAATAAAACCTTCATGTTCGCCAGACTTTACACGCCAATTCTCAAACCCAGGGATATCATCTGATTTAACAGGCGTATAACCTAGGCGGATACGTTTATCAATACTGTCGTAACTGTTGGTTGTTGATAACCAGCATAAATGCCAGCCTTTTAGCGCAGGTACATTTGGCAGTGCGCTTTGTGTCCACTCATCCTTCCACATCTTGCGACGTTCTTCGGCTGATACGAACGTATCCTCTGGTGCCTCTCGACTACGGTCAAGACTCGCGCGTGTTTCGCGTCCACCAGCTGATAATGATTTCTTTAAACGTGAATCCATTCTATTTCTCCTTAAATTCGTTGTGTACGAGCATATTGTGCATATTGTTTAATCATTTTTGCACGTTTATCGGGATCATCCCACATTCCAGCATCTTTCATCGCCCGAACTTGATCGGGTGATAGTGTGAAGGTGTTTCTACCGCCACCGCTGGGTGAGGACTCTCTACCTGAGCTTGTTACAACGCTTTTAGGTCTTTTTCTAGAAAAAGATTCTTCATCGTTGCTATTATTATACCTATGTGGTAAGGATCTTTGCAAGCGATTATCTAATTCTTCCCAATAATCTTCTGATTTTGGGTCCCAGCCTTCATCTGCAAGGGCTTGATCAATTGTTAAAGCAATTTTTGAGTCGGTATCGCGACCATTTGGGTCGTACCAGTCATTATTTCGCATAAATTCGCTAGCATAACGCTGAACAATTGGATCTGGAGCCTGAATTGCTTGTCTTTGCTGCGGAGCAACAGATTGTTTCTTAAGATTCTCTAGAGACTCATAATCTCGGCGAGCTTCAAACCACATTTCCTGTGCGCTAGTGAGTAAATCACCGTTGCCAGTCTCTGTAGCTTCCTTAATTTTCTGTTTAGCAAACAAAATACGAGCTTCTTGGTCTTCAATTGCCTTTTGAATGCGGGCAATTTCTGTACCTTGCGTTTTTTTCTCTACAATTGACAATCTTTCCAATAATTCTTGGTTTTGACGTTGTAGATGTTGAAGGCGCATGTCCTTTTCTTCTTGGACTTTCTTGTGATACTCTTTACGTGAGCGACGTTTGTTACGTTTTGCTTCACGAATAGCATCAATTTCTTCTGCTGACTTGCCTTGCTCATCAGCCTGGTCTTCTTCTGACGAAAATTCAGCATCATCTTCCGATTTTGCTTCTACTTCGCCACCTTGTTCAAGACCAATCTCTTCGTCCAACTCTACAGAGGCACTGCCATCTGCACTTTCGTTGACGACTAACTCTTTTACTTCTTCGTCTTTTTTAGCCATAACTTAACTCCTAAACAAAAGCTTTAACTTCAAGTGGGTTTCCTGTGATTTTGGCGATAACTTCATGGTCGTTCATAATCATGAACTCCACTTTTTCATCGTCAGGTCCGTCGCCTAGGGCAACTTCCCATCGATCACCAGTCCATTTAGGAACGCGTAGATAATCACCTACCTCGCACCATGAACCTTCTGGCCACGGTTCCATTGTGTCGCGTTTTTTAAACGCCAATGGTCCAATTGCCACCACTCTGCCGACTGGGTTCTGTGCGCGTTCGGTGTCGCGCGTCTCCTCAGCCAAGATAATTCCTGATTTAGTGAGTTTTGTTTTAGCTTTGCGTAACTGTACAAGTACGCGAGCTCCTAACGGTTTTGCACCAGGGTCTACATCAGGGAATGCTTCTCTAATTTCTGCTTCATCAATCATTAATCTACTCCTTTACAAGTTTTTTGATTGTTTGTTGGGCTTGCATATTGCTAACAAGTTGTTTTGCAATATTTAACATATTGACATCAGACATTTGGCCTCTGAATGAATTTATTGAATGACAAATAAGCCTTACATTGTCTTTATAATATCCACGACTTTGGTCAATTCTATCTATAGACATATTGGTAGGACCAACTTTACCACCACCCCAAACCATTTTTATGCCCGATAATGCACAACATCCGTCTTGTTCAAGCCACATTTGAAACATGAAATCAGCAGTAATATCACCACCTTTTCTTTTCAACCCTAATTTAATGCTTTCGCGCAAGTTTTCTAAAGGGCTTAGTTTTCTAACTTCTTTGCGCTTTTCATCAAGCTCTTCTTTATGAAGTGCTTTCCAAGCGTTTTGATTAGCTCTATGGCGTTCTTTATTTTTCGCATACCATTCGCGCTTGTATGCGGCTTTCTTTTGCTTCAGCAACAAATCAGGACATGACTCCCGAATATCAGCGTCGTTAAACGCTACTGCTGTGCTATCTGTCATCTTCTTCCTCTTTTAAGAGATTGTTAAGTATCTCCAAAGAGCGTTCTAGTCCCGCATGTTCTCCAACCAGGCGTTGATAGGAATCAAAGCTAGAGGCTTGACCCACCGCTAGCGCTTGAGCTATCTCTACCTGACGCGCTTTTACAGCGCTAATAAAGTCGGATACATACCTCATTGATTAAGCGTTCTTCTTTTGAATCGCTGAACCGATATTGCCGTGGTCTGAGTTCGCCTTTGGCATCGTTGCACTACCTTTTTCACCTAATGATTCACCATCCACCCACGCACCAATTGCCATACGTGTGTGTAACTTCACTGCGTCTTCTTTCATTTGATCTTTATCTGTTGTTGCCATGATTAATCTCCTAAATATTTTTGTGCTTGACGATTAAGTTCTGTTGCTGTTTTCTCTTGCTCTTGACGTAACTTAATTTCATCTACTGTCAGCTCGGCAGTTTTAATGCGCTCACTGGTTAAGTTATTTTCAGCGTTCATTGCCACTTCAACTTGACGGGCTTTTTCTTTCTCCGCCAATTCAGCTTGCAACTTAGCTTGAGCAAACTGACCATCTTGCTGGTCTTTTGCAGTACGACGTTGAGTTTCAGCCATAGAAGCCTGTAACAACGCAACATCCGCCCCGTCCATTTGTGGCTTAGGTGCAAACTGCTGCATAAGTTGACCAAGCTGTTGAAGCGCTGGTGTAACTTTTTCAAACACTTTGCCACTATCCATACTTACGTGTTCAGAAGCCAACGC